TTAGAGTTTCAGTTTGAGATGGTAGGTAGAACTTCTGCTCTCCGTGAGTTTAGTTCTATAACTGGTAAAACATACAAAGAGTTATGTAGTGCCGGTAGTACATTAACTACAGATGTTCTTAATGCATGTCATCAATATGCAAAAGAAAGAGTAAAGTATCCTGTAGATATTGTATCTAGACCAATGACTGTAAATCAGATGCGTGAGCAGATTGATCAGTATATGAATAAGCATAAAGGGAAAAAAACAATAATAACATTAGATCATACTATGTTAGTAAAGAGAGCACCATATCAAAATAGCAGTTTAGATATGCTATTTGAGTTAGGTGAATTCTTTACACAAACTAAACGTGAGTATCCATGTATGTTTATTGCTTTATCTCAATTAAATAGAAATATTGATAATCCAGATCGTGCACAGCAAGGTAAATACGGTAATTATATTCTTGAATCAGATATATTTGGATCAGATGCAATGTTGCAACATGCGGATACCTTAATAGGTATAAACAGACCAGCAAAGCAGAAGATAAGATTATATGGACCTGACAGGTATTTGATTGAAGATGATAGAACTTTAGTATTACACTTTCTTAAAGCACGTAATGGTGACACTAGGATGAGTTTCTTTAAAGCTATGTTTGAAAAAATGGAAATAGCAGAAATGGCAACTCCTCCACAAGAAGAAAGAAGATGATAACAACAAAAGAATATTCAGTTAATAAATTTAAAATGACTCCAGAACAAAGAAAAAAGTTAGTAAAAGAACTAAGAGAACAACATGAAGATTATTTTCAAACAGAAGGTGTTATAAATGCATCATATATACCTAAGATGGCATACAGGCCACCTGGCAAGGATGAATTACATGTTAGTTTCTTTCCAAGTGAATTAGAAAGAAACAAAGATATTTATACAGAATTTGTAAGTATAGATTATATAGCTGAAGATCCAAAACGGAGTCTTTATCTGCATCCATACAATCCTCATTGGAAAGAAGAGTATGAGTTGGTAGAAAGTAATAGTGGATTCCAAAGACATTTGATACCCGTCTCTGAACTAAAAATAGTTAGTGACGTAGTGCAAAGTAATGTAAAAAACACTATTTTTGATTCTGCTGATAGAATAGCGGATCTACCAAATCCGGATGATAACGTTCAATCAGAAGGAATTGTGCAAGCACTAAATAAGATAGCGGAAATATTAAATAAAATTGAAAATAAACTAAATAAATAGTATGGCACAAAGTGTTTTAGTAATTGCTGAGTCAGGCTCAGGTAAATCAACCTCAATTAGGAATTTAAATCCTAAAGAAACAGTTATAATTAATATTGCTAATAAACCCTTACCTTTTAAAGGGTGGAAAAGTAAATATACTCCTTTGGATAAATCAAATCCAGCAGGTAACATGATAAGTGTATCAAGTGGCCCAGGAGTTTATAAAGCAATGCAGCATGTGAGTGATAAAATGCCACACATCAAAAACTTAGTTATTGATGATTGGCAATACATGTCAAGCTTTGAGTATTTTGATAAAGCTAATGAAAAAGGCTATGATAAATTTACTCAGATTGCTGCTAACCTTGCTCAAGTTGCAAAACTTCCCAAAGACTTGAGAGAAGATCTGTATACATTCTTCCTAACACATTCAGAAGAATCAACAGATATTAATGGACATCGTAAGATTAAAGCAAAAACTGTTGGGAAAATGATTGACAATGCCCTTACTTTAGAAGGTTTATTTTCTATTGTATTGTTTGGTAAAGTCCGTAAAGAAGATGATGGTAGCTTACACTATGGTTTTGAAACACAAAACAATGGAGAAAATACCTGTAAATCACCAATGGACATGTTTAGTAGTGAATATATTCCTAATGATCTACAATATGTCAGAGATGCTATCAATGCATACGAGAATGAATAATAATCAAAGTTAAATTTTAAAATCAACAAAAATGTTAAGTACAAAAGACATGTCAGCCGGAAGCGGAAAAACTAAACCAGTTATTGATGCAGGTAATCAATTACTAAAAATTAATTCAATTAAATTACACACACCTCCTTATGATAGTAATGCATATGATCTACAGATTAATGTAGAATCAGAAGCAATTAAAGGAGACTTTGATGGTTTTTTACATGATGTTAATAATCCTAATGGCCCACGTTATGCAGGTCAAGTAGGTAGAGTATCTTTTCAACGTTATGCTTTTGCTGATGCAACTTTACCAAGCGGTAGAGAAATTAGTAGAGATGCAGAAATCATGAAATCATTGATATTCATGGCAGAGCAGCAAAATAAACGTAGTGAGTTAGATGCTATTGAAGCAAACACTATTGAAGAGTTTGTAACATCAGCTAATAATATACTAAGTGGTGACACTTACTATAACTTCTGTATTGCAGGACGTGAGTGGGAAAACAAAGAAGGTTATATTAACCTCCAGTTCTTCTTACCAAAACGTAATCAATCAGGAGTACCATTTGAAGATGTAAATGTTGAGAACAGTAAGTTGACTACATTTAACAGAGATGAGCATATCATCCCAGTTAAAAATAGAACAGCAGCTTCTACTGGAAATTCAAATAACACATTTGAACCATCAACATCTACTGTCGGTGGTGATGATTTTGACCTTTAATAAATATATGGGAGGCCTTCGGGTCTCCCTTTTTATTATATGTTCAGCACTAAAAATCTTATTATAAGTATAGAAAGCATACCAAGCTATTGGGTATTTCAGTATTATTTAAATATATCTGAAAAACTTACAGGCCAGGATGTAAAGATTAAGTCTATATTTAATCCAACAGAGAGAACACCTAGTTTTGTTGTCTACGTAGATAGAAAGATTAAGCAATATAAATTTAAAGATTTTTCTACTGGTGTATCCGGTGGTAAAATAGATCTTATAATGAAGATGTTTAATTTTAACTATAACCAAGCTGTTGGTAAAATGATTCAAGACTACAATGAGTATGTCAAGAACGGAGAAGTAGAATTAATCACTTTAAATCCAAGTGCAAAGTGGACTATGGATCATATTCAGACAAGAGATTTTACTGATAATGATGCAAAGTATTGGCTTTCATTTAGGATTGGTGCTACAATGCTGAAAACTTATAACGTTAGACCTATAGAGTATTTCACAATGTTAAGAGATCAGGATGGTAAAATAGATAAAGCTAAGTTTAAGAAGCCCATGACATATGGTTACTTTACTGCTGATGGTGATGTAATTAAATTATATCAACCAAGAAGTGATAAACATAAGTTTTATAATATTAACAATCATGTTCAAGGTTATGACCAGCTAACATACAATAATCCATATTTAGTTATATGTTCATCTTTAAAAGATGCAATGTGTCTAAAAGGTATGGGTTACAATATAGAAGTCATAGCTCCTAATAGTGAGAATACATTAATCAAACCTTACATCATTGAAAATTTAAAGAAAAAATACAAAAAAGTAATTACTTTATTTGACAATGATGACGCAGGTAAAAAAGCCATTGAAGCATATGCAAAAACATATAATATTCAAGGATGTGCATTATCTATTTGCAAAGATATATCAGATGCTATGCAAAAACACGGCTTTGAAACTGTACATAAGGAACTGAAGCCTCTATTGAGGTTAACCTTAAATAAATAATATGAAGTGGTTTATACCCGGTAATGTACCAAGCTCAAAAAATGGGCGCAGATGGACAGGTAAGTATTTTATAGCAAGTAAAACTGTTGTAAACTACCGTAAGAATACAAAAGAGTATTATCAGAAATATGCTCCTGAGTTCCAAAAAGAACTTAAGAAGTATAAACTTCCTGTCAAAATTGGTTTTACATTTATTAGGGGTTCCCGTCATAAGTTTGATTATATCAATCCTGCACAAACTGTACAAGATGATATGACCAAACATGAATGGATTGAAGATGACAATGCAGATAACATAAATCCTATGTTTTATGATTATGTGTATGACAAAGACAATCCTGGTGTTTATATAGAAATATTAAAAGAGAATAATTTTAAAGATGGAAAGAGATCAAAAAATAAAAAAACAGCTGACGCAGGTTCTTCTAGTAACAAAAGTAAAAGATCTAGGAGTTGATAGTATATATATAGAGTTTTCAGGCTCTGGAGATAGTGGTGACGTAGATGACGTCTTGTTTCAAAGAAAGGGTGAAGACATCAGTTCTATGATAGAAACAAAAATAGATGAAGGCTCAGTAGAATTATTTAAAGATATAGCTTGGCAAATAATTAATGAGAAAGTTGATGCGGTTGGAGATTGGGTTAATAATGAGGGTGGTTTTGGACATTTAGAAATAGATGTTTATAAAAAAACTTATGATTTAACTTATAGCCAACGTACTACAGAAGACTATGATTGGTCAGATGAATACTTATTCATATAATGGCACATCCTTTATT